TTCCTTAAAAACTGATTCCCTACATTTTACCGCTTTAAATCTTTTTTTACCATACTCACACAAGCGCAAAAATCTGTTGTATAGTAGAGTCCTCATCAACAGGAGAAACCATGAAAACCTTAGCCTTTATCCTTGCCTTTTTTGCCTCTTTTGCTGCTCATGCTGAGTGGGTGGAAGTCGTAAAGTCAGCCGATCAATCAACCATTGTCCAAGGCAAAAACCTTAAAAAGACTGCCACAGGTGCAGAAATGATGACCAAGTGGACTTACCACAAGGAGATTTCTTTTTACATCTCAACATTGTCGGCAAAGGATTGTGCCAACGGATATGGCGAAATCTTGTACCGCGATATGTCTGGACGCATCGCGGATAGAAGTGATTACGTTAGCAGTGGTGGAACAATTGCCTCAGAGATTGGCGATTGGCTTTGCTTGTTTTTGGCAATTTCTGGAACAACCAAGGGCAAAAGCCTGTAAGGAGCAATCATGGAAGATAAAATTGTCGAAACTATTTGGGTTGTAGGTTTTGTCCTGTGGATTCAAATCTTTATGGGCTTGAGACACATAGACAAATTATTGCAAGCAATTTTGCAAAACCAAAATTGTGGCCGCTGATTATGAACTATGAAATCACCATCGGCCTGACCATCGGCATCATCTTTTACTCAGTTTTACTTGAGTTGATTCGCCGTAGACGCTCCCGCACCATAACCAGCGCCACCAGTGATCGTCCCAATAAGGCGTATGTCCTCGGGCGTAAGTTTGGGGCGTATCTTAGGCGACATTGCACTTCGAACGTTTGATTCTTCCGTAATGGTTGAACCAAGTGCGCGAAGTGGTGCGCTGATTTTTCCACCCAAGTTGGTTAGCAAGCCAGCCGTACCTGAACCAATTGGAACAGCACCAGCAGGGCGTGACTCAATGTTTGCCGAAATAAGGGCAAGTCGGCGCATTTGGTCAAGCTCTGCCTTCGTGAAGAAAGCGCCCAATTTGTCCGAGCCAAACTCACGCAAGGCTTGGGCATAGCGTTCAGGCGAAATACCCTTATCGCCAGCCGTGTTTTCGCCAAAGGCTTTGCGTTGCAGGTAAGAGCCAATCTGTGCCCGTGCTTCATTGAAGGCATCAGGGGATTGTTCACGAAGCAACCGAGCCATTTCTTTGACTTGGCCTGACTGTGCGTTTTTACCAACAATGAAGCTCTGCACAAACGTGTCAGGGTTTGCTGTGCCACTTGCCGCACGTTCAAGGGCTGGCACTGCCTCTTGCAAGGAAAAGCGTTCAGCCGCTGCTTTACGGGCTGGAGTAAATACATCCTCAACACCAGCATCAGAAACCACCGACCGTTTGACAGCGTTTCTCAGTTCAGTCAATGCGGCGTTTGTAGCTGTGTCGCTGCTTTGGTTAGCGTTGATAACCTTCAAGAGCTTGTCGGCTTCTTCAACGGTAAACAGCTTGCGCTGAGTCATATCGCCGCCTGGGGCAATGCCGTATTTTTTGAAGTTGTTTAAAACACCGCTTGGAACCTTATCGCCAAACGTGTCAAGCACATTGGCAAAGTCTTGCGCCAAGCCCTGCATTGGAACTTCGGCATCCTTGCCAGCCGATTGCCGTGCGGCTTGATACTTTGCCGAAACATCTTTAGACAGCTTCACATCGTAATCACGCAAAGCCTGTGCAAGCATTTTGCCGCCTTGCTGTTCCTCTTGCGCCCCTTGAGCAAAGCCGCCAATCTTTTGTTGGAGCATTTGGGACTGTTGGGCAATGCGATCACGCAAAGGGTCGCCAGTGCCTAGCACTTGGGCCAAATTGCGCTCTTGTGCCCATTGGCCGGGGTCACGGGTCACTTGGCCTTGCAGGTAAGGAATGCCCTCTGCCTCAAACTGTTTGGCATTGACAACAGCCCGAGGGTCAGCGCCTTTGTATTTGCTTGCCGAGGTTTTGACCATGTTGACCAAGGCCGATTTATCCTCTACCGACAGTCGATCAAACGAAATACCCGAACTTTCGGAAAATTCACGGGCAATGGAAAACGCTTCATTGTCGCCAATGTTTTGAAAGCGTTTTATCTGTGATCCGACAAAATCACCAATCTTGCCAGCAACAGGGCCAAGTGCGCCGCCAGCAATACCGCCCAAAGCAACTTGACCAGCTTTTTGTGCCGCAAAGCTCACGTTTTTATCGGTTGCAGGGGTAAGCAATCCACCAGCTGCGCCACCAGTCATGCCAACACCAACACGGCCTAATGTCGTGGTTGCCGCTGGCAATTTTGTTGCAATAGCCAAGTTTGCTGGACTGACAATGTTGCCAACCAAACGAGCGCCGTCCATGCCTTCTTGACCCGTGGCTTCACGAGCCGCTTTATATGCTTGCTCGTTTTCTTGGATGCCCGTATCAACCCGCTGCGCTTCTTGACCAAAGAACTTAGAAACAGGGTTTGGTGCAAGGCCAAAACCAGAGGTCAGCATTTCAGCGCCACGAGGCAACAACTGAGCAGCAGCGTCCACGGGGTCACGGATGCCTTGCAAAATGCGTCCAGGCATAGAAGCCTGCACCTTTTGGCCGAAAGACGCTTGTGGTTCAGGTTTAAAGTTGGCTTGAGCCGCTGAAATCAGTTCGTCGTCCGTGGCATCCTCTGGCCCCTCGATTTTAATCATGGAGCCATCAGGCGCTTGGACTTGGTAAATTTTGGTCGCCATGTTCTTCCTTATCGAACAACTCGGAACTGACTGCCGCGAGCATTAGTTGCTGGCATTGGGATATTGACCACAGGGCGTTCAGCGTAGAAGCCAGCCATTGCGTCAAAGAAGTTATCGTCAATAACCCCTTTGTTTTGCTTGGCGTAATCACGGGCAAATTGAGCGGCTTGCAAGTCGCGTTGCGTTGCAGCCCTCAAAGTGGTCATGATTGCTTTACGGCCTTCGGCACTCTTAGACAAATCTGGAACTTGTTTCAAGAAGTTGTCAAAGTCTTTGTCGGTCATTGGGCCAGTACCGGGCTCACGCAAACCGCTTGCCATGTTGACAGCCAAGGCAATCGCAGCTTCTTTTGGCCCGAGGTTTTCATCCAGTTTGATGCCGAACGAGTTAGCTGTAGATGCAATTTGGGCCAATGTCGGGGCCGCAGCACCGCCGTCAATGCCTTGAAGCAATGTTTCCATTCGGTCAAGTTTTGCAAGTTGTTTTGGCGCATCAAAACCAGCCTGGGTAATCTTGCCGCGAATTTCACCCAAAGTCTTGCCGTAAGACTTGGATTGTTCGCTTTCCTGAGTGTTGAAGTTGCGAGCGTCTACAGTGGTTGCGCTAGCTTTTGCAATACCGGTTTTGACGCCAGCCAGCGGCGCGTTTGGCACAATGTTGCCAGCAGCATCACGAACCACCAAATCACTGAAAGGATTACCCGTTTTTGTCAAAGGCTGAACGCCTTGAGGCGAATCGCCGTACTTAGTAACTGGAACTAATTGACCGCCAACGTCTTTAAAGTCAACTTGATCGCGGCCCAAGTTTTTAGACTCGTAGTAGTTCTTCACCATTTCATAAGGCACACCAGCTTGCAAGGCCGCTTGTGGCGTTTGAGCCGACTGCAAAAGCTGCATCTGTTTGGCTTGTTGCGCTTGCGCTTGGGCCAATTTGGCTTGCTCTGCTTGCATATTAATCATGCCCGTGGTGGCCGCAGAGCGCATCGCAGAATCAGGCGAATTAGCCAAAGACGCAAATGCCGCCATTGGGTCAGCCTTACGCTCAGGTGTAACCGCAGTCAGATTCTGATTTGCGCCAAGGCTTGCACGATCTGCTTCGTCAAAAGCATCCGCTTGCATTGGGGTACGCTGTTCAGGGACAGGCGTCATGTTGGTCGTGAACCCTCGGAGCGCGTCTGTCATGGCCTGAGTACGCTTGCCAGTCAGGTCTTTAAGTTCCTGATCGGCCTTTTGCTCGTCTTGAATGGCGTTGTAGCCCCTAAGACCTTGGGCCAAGACCTGTGTGAAGTGAGGGGCGACATAATGCCCTGACACCATTTGTCCAGGAATCGCATTGAATTGTTGGCCCTCTCGCGCACGTTTGCGGCGCTCTCGCAAGTCTGCTTGTTGTTGGTCAAAATCAGTGATTGCCATGTTTTTTCCTTAGTAGACTTTAGAGTAGTCAACCATGTCATACCCGTTAGATTGTCGAATGACGGCATCAGGCACAATTTCTTTTGCTTCATCAGCCATAACGCCAACATATGAGCCGTGACCTGCAACGTCCTTAAATTCAGGTTTGTAATCAAATTTGTAAAGATTCAAGCCGTTGTCCAAAGATCCAATTTTGACAATGTTTTCTTTCATGCGGCGGTCAGAGAACAAGCCACCAGTAGCACCAGCCATTGCCAATTGTCCAATGCCTTGCACCATGCCAGACGTAGCTGCATTTTTAGCGTTAACACCAGACAATTGAGCGTTGTATTGGTCGCCAACAGCACCCAACAAATCAGGGCCACCAGTGAATTGTTGCTGAACACCGTTTTGGTTCACGCCAGCTTGCTGAGAATAAGACTGGAATTGAGGGTTCTGCACTTGAGCACCAGTTCGCAAAGCGTTGATAAGCGTCAATGGCCGAGATTGTGCCGTGTATGCCTCGTTCAAAGCCCTCTCACGGGCCGCAGCGTCCATGTTGATACCTTGGGCCATGCTCTGCAAATAAAGGTCGTTTGCTTGCTGTCCTTGCAGGTTCATCTCACGGCCATAAGCAGACGAACCCAAACCAATACCTTGATTGGCTAATCGAGTCCGTAAGGCTTCTTCATTGCGCTCCAACGTGGGTTGAAGGCGAGCCATCATCGCTTCTTGAGCAGTCGTTCCCGCATCAATGGGCGCTTTTGGCAGTAAAGATTGGTCAATGTTGGGGTTTTCAAACACCCCCTTAGTAGCCGCAAAACCCTTAATCGCAGCGTCAGAATACGATTGGTCTAACTGGTTCTGGTTGTCCAACAGCCGTTGGCCTTCAGGCGTCAAATTGACTCGTTGAGTCCAAGGGTCGTAATCGGTAGCTCCACGCTCCCAAGTCAAAGAACCGTAAGGGTTGTATTGGTTTGCTCGGTTTGCCACCGTGCCGATTTTGGCAAGGTTTAAATTAGCAGCAGCAGTTTCACGGGCCAATGCTTGGTTTGCTTTGGCGTTTTGGCCAGCAGCGGCCAAGTTACCTTGCGAAGTAGCAATGGCAGCAGCAGCGTAATCCGGGGGTGGCGGCGCTTTGGATTTACCGGGATACAACCGGATACCCGCCTGATAGCCTGAATGTTTAGATGGAATCAGCATATTTACCCCTCAGATATTTACATTCGTCCTTGAATAGACGATACAGCAACAAATCAGAATCAAGGGTAGCTTGTTCCAGCCTTGATTCTAAGACAAAACCCATGTGTTCGACAAGTTTCACACTTCTCGCATTTGCCCCACAAACCGGCACAGTTATCCGTCTAACCTTCATTTGGTTAAACGGGTAGTCAAATATCACCGCAAGGAATTGGCGATCTGCCCATTTCCCCTCACCAGCGATATGGCACACCACATTGGCCCCGTTGAAATCCTCATAGAGAACCCCTGCAACCAGTTGACCATCTACCAGCTTTCCAATTGCTTGACCTCGACCCGCACACCAAGAACCATTGGTTTTCTGAGAAACCCAAGGCCCAACGATAGAAGCGTCAAAAGTCAGCATCAGTAGTTCAACACGTTGCCATGATTGAACACATAACTTACGTTCATAAACCGAACATCAGCACCGTTATTCTGAATCTTCAGGCGTAGAGCAGCAGTGTTAGCCACCGCGCCAACGGTATGCCAGCCACCCGTGATGGGTCGTAAATCACCGCCCCAAATCATCGAGGGTTGACCCCAAACCATCTGCCCCCAAATCATCCCCGTGGGCAGTTCATAGTTAAAGTCACCCTCTGGTTCCAATTGTTGAAAGTCAGGACACAGACCGTATTTGACCGAAGGATTGCCGTTAGAGAAAAGGTAAGGCTTCACCATCGTGAAATACTTGTTAGCCGCTTTGTCCCCGAAGTATTGAAACGAAAGAATCACATCAGCCGCGATATTGCTTTCATTGTCCAAGTGCCCCACCCACGCCTGGCGAACAGTCGTTCCAGTGGCGAAATACAAACCTCGCAAGGAATGAAGCCAAACAGTCGCATCCCATCCAGTGAACTTAGCCCATGAACCCGTGATCGTGTTTTGGACATACTGATAGTTAGCCCCGTTGCCTTGAGGAACGTTCAGGATAACCATGTTCAAATCTTCAAACAGGCACAATTGCCAGCCGAAGTTTTGAGAATAGGCATCAGCGGCCACGCTCACAGAGTTCTGGATTTTGTCAGTAATAGCCACCTGAGCATCGACCGACACCGATTGCAACGAACGGGCCAAAGGCATCACACCCTCGACACAGTTAATCAGCAAGTCGCCAGCGTATTTGATGCCACATCGTCTACCCAATGGCACACCAAGCGAGAAAACGCCCACCAAGCGCCAATCAGTAGCACTTGAAGGGTCAGTCCCCGAGTAAACCGCCACCTCGCCCTTGGATGAAATAACGACTAAATGATCGTCTGAGCCTTCACCAGCGTCAAGAGTCCAAGTGTAGATAGCGTTTACAAACCCACCTTTTTTGAACACAGCGCCCAATGGAAAAGCCGCCGAGTTTCCACCAATCGACTGAACTGGCAGATAGTGAATTTCAGCCGAGTTTTTCTCAACAAAGAAAAGGCGGTTCTTGAACAAGCAAACGTGAATCAGGCTAGTCGGGTCGGCATGGTTGATAGACATTGCAGACCAAGTAGAGCCGTTATAGACCCGCGGTGCGTCTTGGCCGTTCACCATCACCAAAAATGACCCGCCCGGAGTCGTTATCATGGTTTCTTGCCAACGAGCATTGGTCATACCCGTTACAACAGCCGCACCCACAGGGCCAGAGTTGGTCACGTCATAAATCGCAGTGCCAGCCGCCGCAAACAGCTTAGAGCCGCCCGACTCGGGGGCATACTCCACCAATGTCTCAATCGTGGCAGGAAGGCCCGTTACATGGTCTTGTGAACCCTTACGAATACCAACGTATGAGGTGTAAGGGAACCAGTTTTCAAGCAACACCGATTCATTGGGTTTTTGCTCGACAAACGAATCGCGATCGTTGACGCCGCCTGTCGGAGCTGGCATCGAGGTGTGTTGTGCGCCGCGCATTATTTTCTCAAAGCGTTAGCAAGCCCATTGACACCCTTAATGCCAAGGCCACCCAACTGATAAACAGACAAAGGCGCCAAAGCAGCCACAGCAGCTTGCACCTTGTCCACTGGCAAATCACGGCTTATGCTGTCGGCTGTTGCTGCAACAGCCGGGAAGCCAATAATATCGCTAGCCAAATCACCAACCATATTGGGATTACTTGGGTCACCTCCCTGAAGAAATTTATGGGCTTGGTAAGCACCATCAGCAATTTTTCCAGAAATGCCACGATCACCTTGGTTTGGCGCATGTTCAATCCTTCGCAAAGCGTCTACAAGTTCTTGAGTGTTTGGCATATATATCCTTTATAATTGATTTGCGAGGCTAGGGTAGCTCCCGAAAATTTGTTTCTGTGCAAACTGCCTCTGCACCATCACCACAGAGTTTTTTACTATCAGAGGTAAATCATGCAAGAAATCTGGAAACCTGTTTCCGGCTACGTTGGTCTTTATGAAGTTTCCAACCTTGGAACCATAAGAAGCCTTGACCGTATTATCCCAGACAAAACCCACGGAACGCGCAAACTTGTTGGCCGTGTTTTGGGCCATAGCACTGACAGCCAAGGGCGATGGTCGGTTGGTCTTAGCAAAGATAGCAAGCCCATTAAAAAACGCATCCATTTGATCGTTGCAGAGGCTTTTCTTGGCCCACGCCTTAAAGGTCTTGAGGTGTGCCATAAAGACGGAAACCCCGCCAACAACCAAGCCTCTAACCTGCGTTACGACACGCACCAAGGCAATATGCAAGACATGGTGAAACATGGTCGAAGCAATAGAGGCCTTAAGAACCCAAACGCCAAAATGACGCAAGAACAAGCATTGCAAGTCAAACGCCTTCGCGCTCACGGAACGACTTACAAAATCATTGCCGCCCAACTGGGCCTGAGCTTCGATCAGGTAAGAAGTGTGTGCGTTGGTCGTGCTTGGCATTGGGTCACACCTTAAGTGGCCGGATAATTGCCGTCAACGACATTATTTTCAGACATAAGGACGTTGCCAAATTGTTGACTAGTTGACAATGTTGGCGCTCCTTTGTCTGTGGACTTTTCATTTTCCAGCAAGTAACGGAACTCACCCAGAGCAAAGGTGGCGTCTAGGCCTTTTGAGGTAAGCCAATGTGCTTTTAAACCAGTGATTAACAGCGAATTAGAAAACACAAACGTATCTGTGTCCGCAGTAATTTCTGTTTTTGGTGTGCCGTCAGCGCCGTTCACCCAACCATTTGAAATGTATTCAAAGGATAGAGTTTGATTGTCGGGAGGCGATGGATTCAGGCAAAGCTGGTTGCCCAAAATACGGAATCGTTGCCGAGGTCCAGCCGATACGATGCCGCTTTTAAAGGTCTGCCATTCCTGTGATGACTTGGGACCCTGAAGGCTCCATCTTTGCGATCTGTTCCATTCCGTGGAATTGATTTGCCTTTCCCAATCGGGTGGAAGGTCAAACTTGTTTTGGGAGAATTGAAGCTCAACAGCGCCAGATTGCTCAGCTTCCATGTCCATCGTGATCTCTGTCAAATTATTGACAGTCACCACTTGGGCAAAGGGTTGGATTCCAGTTCCGATAATCGTGTATTGGTCAGTGATTGCCGTGGTTGTTGGCAAGTCTGTAATGACCTTGGAGCCGATAGTTACCGTGCCCGTCAAGGTAAACGAGTTGGTAACGACCAGATATTCCTTGTTCAGCCGTTGCCATTCGGTCTGAGTCGTAATGTCAGCCCCTAAACGGTTCAACAAGGCCATGAGTTGACGTGTCTGAGGGTCTTGCGTACCGATCAGAGTTGTAGGCCTGAACAAGGCCAATTCATCGACTACCTGCTGAACCAGTTTAAGGGCGTTCATCATTCAACCATTTCTTTTTTGGGTCGTCCGAGTTTCTTCTCAGACACTTCATTCATTTGACGTTGCAGGTCGGCAATCATCTCTTTCAACCGCTGATTTTCAGCAGCTTGGGCAGTCTCACCAGAAGTGCCAGCAGCGGCCACCAAATAGGCCTTGGCTTTGTTTCGCAAGTCCATGTAACCCATGCCCATGCGAGACACGTTCATATCACTCAGGTTTGCCAGTTGTTCAACCGTGTGAATCTCGAAATACTTGCACTCTTTGACCATTGAGCGTGACATTTGAGGCCATTGCTCCAAGGGCGTACCTTCGTGGCCTTCAGCCTCAGACGCTTCAAAACGTGCCCATGCTTTAGGGAACTTTTCTTTGTCGGCGTCAGTTGCTTTGCGTTCAATGATGTTATTCACATCCCCAGGCACTACGATCTTAATAAAAGGCACATCACGGAAAACGGGTCGGCCCAGTTTTTCGCTCTCAGCTTTGATTTCAATAGCGTCAGAGTAAAAAGAGACGAACAAGTTTGATTCTTGGGACAGTTGTTGAGGATTGCTCACAATTTTCCTTGGGTTGATTAAAAAAGGGACACAAAGCCGAAACCCTGTGCCCCTTTATTTTAACGCTAAGAGGTCTTAGACGCTAGCCTTAGTGAACCAGCCGTAATCGCCCGAAGCCATTGCAACAGCAGGGCTAGTATACGAACCACCCGTGGCCGTAGCCAAGAAGGTCGTAGCGTTCACCGTGCAGACAGCAGTCGATGCGGCAATAGTCGCGTTAGCTTTTGCATACACGGCAAATTTACCGTTTGAGGTGTGTTGAACAGTTCCCAAACGAGCGTCCAAAACCTTACCAGCGGCGGCATCAGCAGCAGTGGTAATGGTGTTCAAATCCGCGCCAGCGGTGGGAATGGTGACAAATGGAGAGGCCATGATTTTTCCTTAAAAAGTTGAGACAAGAGAAAGGGCCGAAGCCCCTTCTATCAATCCGACAAAACGCCGCTGAACTGAGGGCCGCTGGAGGTCAAAGCACCAGCCCATCCATACAGTTTCACGATAGCGTCTTGGTTAACCGATTGACGATCACCACCGATAGCGGTGAAGTTACGATCCTTGTGAGGACGCAAGAACAAGAACTTGCTGTTAATGAAGTACATGGTATTGGTAGGGATAGAGCCACCAATACCACCGTCCAAGAACACATCACAGTTCAGGCCAGCGCCCATGTACTTGATCGAGGTGAAGCCAGCCGCTGCCGAATCTTCAGAAGTCACGCGCTGGATAGCTTGCAACGATTCCAAGAAGAAACGGTAGTAGTTGTTGTCAGCCACGATCATGTCAGGGCGATCTGTACCGCGAACCAATTGAACGGCAACTTGGTTCATGTATGACTGCATATTGGTTTTATCCGCAGCAGCGCCACCAGTGGTAGTCGCATCAAATGCCACGTTACGCCAGAATGTCCAGTTCGCACGGTTAATGCCGCCGTAAGTTCCCGATGTAGGTGTCTTGGAGATAGCAGCAGCCAAACCAACCAAGGCTTTACCACCGTTACCAGTACCGTCACCGTACAGGTCAGAGCTGATTTGATTAACCAGTTGGCCTTCGGCCACTTGGATACGGCCTTCCAACAGGTCGATGATCTGCTCTTTACCGCTGTTTTGCAGCATTTCAAAGCCAGAGATAGACACAGCAGCAGCGTACTGCTTCAGGTCAAACTGAGCCGAAGAAATGGGGCTGTTTGGGGTGATGTCGATGGTGTCGTAACCAGAGTACGAACCAGCGTTTTGGGTCGAGGCATCGTTATAAACGATTTCTTGACGGATGGTAGAACCACCAGAGACGGGCTTGACGTTGCCGCGTTGCTTCATTTTCATTAGCAAAGCGTTGTTTTTGGTCAAGTTGTCAGCGAGTGAGCCAGAACGACTTTCGATTGTGGTGGTCAAAATATCGCTGATATTTGCGAAGGTAGTCATGATTTAGATTCCTTAAAAGTTAACTAGCAAATTGGGATTCGAGAAGTGCTCTCAAATCACCACCAGGGGGCTGCGACCCGCCAGAACTTGGTGAACTGCCTTTAACACTCACACTGGCAGTTTTTGCCCGTTGTGTCCGTTGTTGCTGTTCGTAATTCCGTTGTGCCTCAATCCGTTGCTGTTCGATTAGGGTTTGCCTAACATCAGGACGCATCCAGATAGCCATTTCGTAGGCTTGTTCTAACGATTGGGCTTTGCCGGATTCCAGCAAGTCTGCCATATCGTTTCGCACTGCCTCGAAGTGCGATTTATCAGAGGTAGCGAAACTTTCCAACTCGTGATTGGCTTTGCTTCGCTCTTGCTCTTGAATACTATTTTGCCACATTTGTTGTGTTTGGCGCAACTCATTTAATTGCTGCATCAAATACTGGGTTTGTGGGTCTTGAGGTTGGACGTTTTGAACCTGTCCCAAATCAATCCCATATTGTTGGGCAAGGCTTTGGAAATACTGCGCTTTAGCAACTGGGTCGGCATATCGCAATGTATGGTCGGCTTGCAACAGCTTGGAAATAGCTGTCGGTGCGTCAACACCCAATTGATTGAGCGTTTGCTGATATGGAGCGATTGCTTGCTCATAAGCACGGGCTTTCTGCGCGTGGGTTTTAAACGATTCCACGCCACGATGGAAGTCGCTTTCCCTCCGTTCAGCTTCAGCGGTCAGAATCCGCACTTCTTCAGGCGTCAGAGGTTCGCCACGGTCTGCCTTTAAAAACGCTTCTTGGGCCGCAGGTTTCCAGCTTGATGGCGCACGGCGCTCAGGCTTTGGCTCCACAGGCTCAGGGGCCGTTTCTGTGACCTCTTGGGCTTTAGGTGCGAACTTACCCTGTTCATCACGGGCACGGGCCTCTGTGGGCGTTTCTGAGGCCGTCTCAGGCTCAGGCGTTACCGCAGTAGGTTCGGGGTTTGCATCGGCTTCAAAAGCAGATTCCAGAGCTTCGCGGAGGCTGTCGGACATAAGGGTTTTCCTTAGTGGTTAAAAATTAGTAGCCAAGTTTCTGCATTGAGGTGTGAATATCGCGGCGAATCTGCTCACGATCTACCTTGGGCGCTTGTTTCGTGGTGTGGGCTTTGACTTCGTTTCCAATTTCCACGAGCCGATGCTCTTTTAAATGCTGTCGGTGTGTGGAACGTGAGCCAATCCATTCGCCCGTCACCATTGATTTGTAACCAGCAATGTCGGCCTGAATCATTGGAGCGTTTACATCGGATGAGCCGTAATATTCCTCCCGTGGAATAAGTTCGCCCTTTTCCTTGCAGTAAACGAATGAGCCACGTGTCGGCTTTTTGACACCAAAGATTGCGTCAAAGCCTTTATCAAATGCGTCTTTGTCTGTTGGGCGTTGCTTATCGCCTTTACCTGCTTCGTGGTGCATTGGGTTTGCCTTTACATCAATAGGAGCATGATCGCGTCATTCTCATCGTTCTCATCCTCTATTCTACGCATTTCCAGCACAATCATTAACTCTTGTGCAATGAATAGCGCCATTTCAGCGTTTTGCTTGACCTTTGAATAGTCAATGCCCTGAAACTGTTTCTTGGCTTGAGGTACGGCTTTTAATGCCTCTATTGGGTTTTCTTGGACTGCCTCGATTACTTCTTCAATCGTGGGCTTTTTCTTTTCGTGCTGTTTCTTCCACCAGCGCAGGAGATGCTCGGGGATATAGCCGCCGCCATCGTGTGAGTCTTGAGACGCGACTTTCCCCCAGCTATTCAGCCAAGATAAGCCCCAAGATTTACCCCATGCGCTAGCCATTTTTAATCGCCGATGCTATAATTGGCGCAACGGTACAGGACTGCAATCCCGCGCCGTTACTTCCCAAACCATTGCATAAAGGTGCAACAGCATGAGCAAATACGATTCTACTATTTCGCAGGAACTTGTCCGCGAATTGTTTGACTGTCCGACTGAAGGCGGTCTTGTCTGGAAAAAGAAAACCAGCCCATTTAGCCGCATTCAAATAGGCCAGCGAGCAGGGTGCAAATTTAACGATGGATACATCATCGTTCTTTTGAAAAAATGCCCTATTCCCGCCCATCGGATTATTTTCCTTTGGCATCATGGATGGTTGCCGCCCACGATTGACCACATTAACGGCATCAAAGACGATAACCGGATTGAAAACCTGCGAGCCGCCACATACTCGCAAAACAACATGAATCGCAAATCGGATGCGAACTGCCACGGCTTGAAGGGTGTCAGTTATTCGACATACAACAAGCGCCGTTTTCGTGCGTGTATCACTGTGAACGGGAAATACATTCATATCGGCGTGTTTGATACGGCCCAAGAAGCCCACGAAGCCTATTGCGCCAAGGCAAAAGAACTTCATGGAGAATTTGCCCATTTGACTTAAACGGGGTTCCAAGGGTCATTGTCCTCGCCAGTGCCCTTGACCTCAATATCATTGACGTACTGGATGTTTGCGTCCAAGACATTCGGAATGGTGTAAGTCAATCCGCTTGTCTTGGTTTCAATCACATCCACGGCGTTTTGCAGAATATCGACCTTCGTGTTGATCTGCGTCACTTCAGCAGCTTGCGCCAATTGAACCGCCGCGCCAAAGAACAATTCAGCCGTATACACGCCTTTTTCCATCTCGCTAACGACACGGAAGTTGGTTGTTTGGTCACGGATAACCATTTTGTAGCCATCAACGTGAATGAAGCGATATTTACCAATGCCCACGGTGTCAAGCAAAACGCCTGTCGCGTAGTCATCGGGAGGCGTTGCATCGGTGATTTTCCAGATTTCGAACTGGTTATTACCCGAGGCTGAAATCGTCACAGAACTGTCGCCATTGGCATCCTGGACTTCAATCGTAATCACTTCATTGGTGTTAGCGGTGATCGTGGCAGGTGGGTTAGCAATCTCTGTGCTGTACTTGGTGTCACCCGCATACGAAGTCGATTTTGTCGTGATTGTGCTACCAGTAATTGAATAAACAACCGAAGCGCCTTGATTGATAACGTGCGAGAAGTTGCCGATCTCAATAGCAGTGCCCGAACGTGTAGCGATCTGGCCTAACTTGATGCCTTGCTCACTGAGACGGAAATAAGCCGTGTAATCAAAGAACTTTGAGGCAGTCTCAAGACTTGTGTATGCGGCTACTGTGGCCTTATTGGTGACACTTAAACCAATATCCTCGATATAGATCGGTTCATAGAACAACAAACCGCCAGTGTTAGCAGCAAAGCTACCTGATTGGCGTTGTTTGCCGTATAGCTCGATAGCCCATGAATATGTGCCAGCAGTGCCTGGTGGGATGTAATAGGAATAGTCGCCCGCTGTCGTGACTTCTTGTTGGAAATACTTGGTTACGCCTGAACCGTCATAAATGATGATTGACGAACCGACAGTGATGTTTTCAAACTTCCAGATGGTCGATGTACCTGCGCTGTCAGTGTAAATGGCAAAGATGTTGCCCGTGTTCGTAATCGTTGCAGCGCGGATTGTCGTAAGGTTTGCACCTTCGTTAATCGTGCCGCTGTTGTTGATCGTCCATCCCACATAGTAGGTTTGACCGCTTGCCACCGTACACTCATCGGGCTGTTGCAGGTTAGCAACTTGGTTCAGTTGGTACTGATACGCATCGTAAATCTGTTGGATTGTCAGAGTGCCTGTGACCGTCATCACCTTGGTGCTAAAGTTAAACGCTACACCTGTAATAGCCGCCGCGTTAGCAATCACCTTGTCAGTCGTTGGCAAACTTACATGAACGAATGTCGGGGTCGCTGCGCCGTTACCAATCAATGAGACTGTCGAGCTTTGCTTGTCGTAGCCGTAGCGACTGGAGTAAACCACATGGGTTTCAGCACCCTTGGTCGTTCCAGTGCAGAAATAAGCATAAGTGCTTTCGTTGACACTGCTATTTGCCCAATCCCACGCATACACAAACTCGCTTGTCGCCGCACCTGCCACGGTTGCAATTGCTTGCTGTGTTAGGTCGAAGGTTACGTCAGTTGCTACGCCTTTAGGTTTAACTCCCGCCACGTTTGCGCCTACGGGTTGATAGTACATATACCCGTTTGACAACAAATTACCCGCTGTGTCTTGCGCTCGAATGGTGATCTGTTTGGAAAATTCCAGCACGTTAAACCGACCGCTAACAGCAGCAACCGAACGCCAAACAATGTTTGTGCCTAGCAAGTTGTTTTTGAGGCGTGTCCATGCTGAACCATATAGAACAATTTGAGCGCCAGCGTAATACGAAGCCAGAATGTAGGTGGTGACATAATTTTCAATAAGCACCCGTGAAGCCACCGCCACCGATGCCAAGTTAATCTCTGGCCCGTCCGTGTCAACTGGTGTGTAACCAGCCAAACTAGTTTGAGGCACACCAAAGTTCAACCACACACCAACATAAGTTTTTGTAGCCGTAAAGTTGATAGCTGCTGTGGTGTTGTCTTGACGCAAACGAGCCTGACCTGTGCCTGTACCACGAGCGCAAAGAATCCAGCACAAATCGCCTGAAGTGGTAATGCGAGAGAAGTTATTAAAGTCAGTAGTCAGCCAGTCAGCACCATAGCGCACGCAAGCGTCAATCATGGTGAACTTAGCAGGGTAAAGCACGTTCGTACTTACCAGCTTCATACCCTTGTTGCCGTTGTTTCCTTGCCAATCGAAACCCGGATAAGGGAATGGTGCGTTGGCTGCCGCTGCTTTGCGACCATTAAAAATAATCTCTCCGCCCGTTGCGCTGCCACGAACCTCAAATCGGTTAGAGCAAGAGCCATCGTTGCGGAGTTGTGCTACCCGTGATTCGACGGTTAACGTGCCTTCAATGAACAAATCTTGCCCACCAATATCAAATATCCGATAGAGGTCGCCACGGTTTGTAATGGTGAACCCTGTCGCAGCACCGAGGCTTAGGTTCATCGTGTCCGTGCCTGTTTGCGTGATGCCCGTTTGACAAGTAAACGCTTGCGCTGAAAACGTGCCAAAAGCCGTGTCGGTGGTCAATGACGTGGCCGAAGTGATGGCCGTGATGGTCTTAGTCACACCACCCACGGTGATAGTTCCACCCACCCGAGGGGCTGTGGTTGCAGGTGCGCCGCCAATCGCAAAGGCAAACGCCGTGCCAACGCCTGTGACGGTGGTTGTGCTTGAGCAGCTTACCGTGCCAACCCCTGCGACTGCTGTGGTTCGTGCAAACGTCATTATTTATCCTTATTCCACACAAGCCGCCGAAGCTAGCCCGAAGTTGTCATTCTGCAAAGACGCCAATTGTTCTTGCGTCCGCTTGAGTTCTATTTTAACGCCTTGAGCATCAATATGGAACGAAATAGACGTAATAGACGCCAGCATCGCTACCACCCAAGGCATTAGCTTACTCATTGGGAGGCGTTTCGTCAGGTTTAGGTGGCTTCTTGCGCCCGTAATATCGCCCTTGTAATACTTTCAGTGCCCCAAGTCCTAAAACAAAGGGCAAGCCGTATATGGCGAGGTCGGCAAGTACCGCAGCCATTACATTGCCTGAATAAAGACTGTTTTACCCTCAGTCGGGACAATCTCAAGACCAATGCCAGCGGCTACGATCTCAAACGCACCTTCAGGCGTAGCAAACCATGTGCTGTATTGCTCTATGCCGTTTAGCTCATATGTCGATTCGCCAGCCCAAACAAGATTTGCGTCATACAGCGTGTATTTAAAGACAACATGGTCAAAGAGGTTATCTTGAATTGAAACCACATTGAATTGTGTGGCGTTCATTCGCTTGCCATTGGCGAAGGCGAGTTGTGGGACGATCTGAACTGTTTTCATTTTGAAACCTTTGAATGAATGAATGAGTAATAGTAAATCAAAGCCATTATCCCAAGGTCTTTGGTCAACCACATAGGGAAATAATGGTCAATTGGGTATGAGCCAAACTTCAAGAAGTGAATCGTCCGCACCACCTGGACAACAAGGCCAAAGACCAGCAGCGCAAATCCTACCTTTTGCAGAATGTGCATCTCTTGGCCGCTCATAAACACATAAATGAAAGCCATGCCAATAAAGAAGAAAGATGCCACCATCGAAATGGTTAGCCACATGGCGACCTGTTGTGCGTCCATTACTTCACCTTAAATGTTTCTTTCACTTCTTTAGCCACTTCAACAATATCTTTATTGTCCATGCGGTCAAAGAACTTCACAAATGCCTTAATCACCGTAAATGCAACCAATCCAATTGCGCCACCCACAGCCATTGAGGTATTTACATCATTGGGATTCATGCCCATATAAACAGCCAAAGCACCGCCAAAGATGATGGAGATACCAACCGCACTACCGCCAACAATGCAAGCCGTAGCCGCACGGCCATAGCCATCTAAGGCAGGGGTTTTTCGGAGGAATAAAACAAGCAAGGACATAAACAAGGCGCTAAGACCATAGTTTAATTTAGCAATGGCAAAAGATATAGCCGTAGAGAGGGGTTCCATGATTATCCTTTTAGAAAGTAAGAACAAAGTATTACTTCCCGCATTTTAGTCAGTAATCTCAACAGCACCAATAGCGCGTCCGGTTATCGGGTCACGCTCTAGCACACGGCGCTTGGGTCGTTTCATTTCGTCCACAGCGCCTACCAGTGAGGCAGAGACTTGGGCCAATGTATTGACGGCTTCGGCGATACCAGCACCTTGTTGGGCAGCGGATTGGCTCAGTGTCTCAGCGATCTCGTCAAACTTGCCACCTGAATCCACGGTGAACTGGTTGACGGGCTTCATTTGGGCTTGGGTCTGCATCTCAGCGATCTGCAACTTTGTCTGGGCATCCAATTGGGCTTTGTAAGCCTGGCGCTCAGTCTCGGCCTGTTGCTTCATTTGCTCCAACATCATGGCCTGTTCAGCCTTGAATTGCTCAACCTGGGCAGTCGTTTGGGCTTTCATTTGCTCCATTTGTTGCGCGCTTTGGAGCTTCATCTGTTCAGCTTGCATGGTCTGTTGCATCTTGGCCTGTTCCATCTGTTGCATGGCTTCGGCTTGTTGCTGTTCAGGCGATGGGCCTTGAGGCTCTTTAGGTGCGTTCATCTTTTCGATGGTTGTCTCCAGAGCCGATTCAAGCGAACGGCCACCCTTGAAGGTTCTCACCACAAACTGCAAGACCTCACCAATCAGCGGGGCCATTTCAGGCACTTGTTGAGCCATTGGCAGGGCATCACGCATAGTCGTGCCGAACGCTTGCATGAACTCGGTTCTAGAGGCTTTCTCGGCCTGTTCGTCCATCTCGACCAAGCTATCAGACGCCACTTCAATGCGGAATGAACGGGCTGGTTCAGACTTCATCAACTGAATGGCTTGCTCGGCGTAAGGTGCGTCATCCGTGCCCATAATCCCCGACATCTGAATCAGGTTCTCAGGGGAATACAGGTCGCACATCAATTGCGCCTTAATCCGCAGCAATTCAGAGGCGAACACGGCCACATCCATCTGCATACGCTTCAGGCGCATAGAGGCATACTGGCCCTTGATCTGTTGGGCAGTAGCAGTCTCAGAGGCCACGCTTGAGCCACGAATGATGTCGCTCAGTCCGGTAACGTCATAGACCACCTGTTTAGCCTGTTCACGGGCTTGATAGCATTGGTTCAATGCTTGGATGGTCTGATCTAGTGGCAGAAAGTCAATCGTGCCCTTAACGCCGCCTTTTTCAGAGAAAGCTGCCCATGAATCTACGGGGATAAGCTGGTTGTCGAATCCCTCGTTCAGCATCCGCTGAATACCCGCTTGGGAGGCGTCATACACACCCACCACCTTGACCGCTTCAATCAGCAACGAAATGCGGTTGGTCAGCTTATCGATCTCGTCCGCTTGGTCTTGGTAGAGAACGTAGTCAGGAACAGGCACAAGGGTTTCTGTCGTCTGAGTAGCGAACAAAGGACGGGGCAAAGGCCAAAAGTTGTCCAGGCCGTACGGGTCGTTCTTGTGGTCGAGCAGCTTATCCTCACCCTCTGCCACCCAATAGACACACTCGCTGGTCTTGTCCCAAATCTCCCAAATCTCTGCCTTTTTCATGGCTTCAGCGTCTGATTTGCTGAATCCCGACTTGAGCATATCGTCAAGACCTTGGGGGACGTGGGTCAGGTTGATGTCTTTGAATTCCTCACCGAAACGCTTAACGACTTCCTCTTTGCTCATGTAAACACGGCGAGCGCACCAAGTCACTTCCTCCCATGTTCGGGCAGGGGTGCAGCGGAAATCCTCCCAGTAAACATAGTCCACAGGTGTGGTTTCTACGTTCATCTCAGGGGTTTGCTCGCCATAGCTAGGCTGTTGGGCTTCGTCCGAGTATTCACCCTCAGGGCTTTCCATTGGGGACGATTGGATAATGTCCACGCTCTTAGACTCAAATCGAACCCATGCCACACCGCGACCAGGCAATAGGCGATCCATCACCGCCAACTTGATGGAATGGTCGAAGTCTGAATTGTTGTCAATCTCGTATTGGAGCGCACGTTCCAGAATGGTCGAGGCTGTTCGTGCTACTGGGTCTTTGTCCTTCCAGCGGCGTTCCACCTGTGCGCGAGGTGTGCGGCCATACAAAGCGGGGAGCATGGTCTGTATGTTTGACCAAAGGACGTTGTAACGCTTAGAGGTGAATGACTGTGTGCGGTCGTCCCGATACCGCTTGACGATCTTTTTACCGCGCTTGCACCATGCTTCGTCCTCTCGCTTGGCTTGCTTGAGTTCGTTCTTCCAGCGTTTCGCTTCGGCAATAGGATTCATCTTTTTCATTGCTTGTTCCATTCTTTAGCAATCGCTTCGGCGTGTTCCAGTGTGGTGAACTTAGCACCCGGTTTGTCAGGGAACGACAGGCAGTTAAACCCTTGAGCATTCTCAACACCTGCCCATTGGCCGTAATCAGCCGCTTTATATGGTGGAATTGCAAAATGCTTGGTTGGCTCTGCGTTCATATGCGCTCATTCCTTCGGGGGGATTCTTTCCACAGGTCGTCCAGTGGAGCCGTAATAATGCGATTATTTTGCCCTTTTATGGCCCATTTGTCCATTTTTTCGTCAATTTTGGGCTTATGTTCCTGCATTACCTGACAGCCGTAAGCAAACGCATCGGACGGATGGGACGCCCAATTGTGGTTTGGTTCACGGCTAAAAACGCCATTATCCTCAGAATACAGAAACTCCCATGCCCTTAAGCCGTCTAATCCAGCCTCGCACAGTTGAGCGTTAAAGGCGCACCTATCTATCACCTCACGGGCCGCGCTGATCTGATCTTGCTTCTTGGACTGAGGCACTAAGCCCACATAACTAGCCCCGAAAGCCGTGATGAACCGCTCCATCGTTGTATGGCGCGATTGGAAGGTCTTAGCCCTTGAGTCGTGGGGTAGCCACACCTTGCCCACTTGCTTGGCCCCTAGCTGCCTTATATTGTCTTGGATGCGGGGAATCCACTCATCAGCGTCTAGCCCGTTATCCCCATCGTATTTCAGGACGTTCACACCGCCTGGCACACGTTGCCAATACCAAAATGATGCTGTGTCCCTAAAACCTAAGTCAGCCGATACCTCAATAGGCATCCCATCAGGGTCATACACCACATCGTTATGGATGCGCTTATCTCTCTCAGCCTTCCCCACCCATCGAGCAAGAATAGCGCCTTGTGACGAGCCATAAGCCCCCTCCCAAATATGGGCGGCTCTATCTGGGTCGGTTCTGTAATCCTGCTCCATCTCTTGCCGAAGCACATCAGGGAACCAAGGGTTATCACGCCAATTGACCATGCGCCCAATAGCGTTTTGAGGCTTGTTCTTGCCGCGGAAAAACACATCTACGGGGTCAGTTTTGTATCTGGGGTTCCAGCTAAACAAAAGCTCAGAATCTGGGATGCGGATTGTCGGGCGCAATAACTCAAGGCTGTAACCGCTTAAAGTTTGCGCTTCCTCTACCCAAGCACGTTTGTAGCCCTCAAGCGACTTAACAGAATCAGCCGTGTGGTTCTGCATACCTTGGAACGTAATGATTCCAGTGCCATTGGTCGATAAAATCTTGGCGTCTTGAACTTCAAAGTAATAGCCAGCGTTTAGCTTTTCAATCTTTTGCTCAAGCAGCTTTTTTACGGACTGATCTAGCGACTTTTGCACTTGGCGCACACATACAGTACTTTCATTCTGGTCAATGGCGTGGGCCTCAATGATGTATTCGCCAAAAAAGTGCGACTTTCCAGAGCCACGGCCACCGTATGCAAATTTGTACCGTGCAGGCTCAAAATAATCAGCAGCCCATCTAGGGGTTGCGATTTCCAGTGCTTGCATTACTTTTTAGGGTCTACGATGACCCGCTTAATGGAGCCAATCAGCAATGGGTTTTGTTGGTCGCCAGAAAGCTCTAACTTGTCCCCGTAGATTTTGGGCAACATCTTGGACAGCATCCACTTGCGTGTATCCACCCTGAGACGGTTTCGAGCCACAGCCGTAGCACTGAGGTCTAGGCGTACATCGTCACCATCATATTTAGCCTCTACCTCTGTTTCATCAGCGATATTGAGGATGGAATCGGCCAATTGCAAATAGCCAATTTCACGGCTTCGCGTGTATTGTGTAAGGAACTCAGGATTGGATTTAGTCCAATTGAGTACGGTTCTAGCTGATTCGCCTACTGATTCAGCGGCTTTGCGTAGGCTAGCACCATCCTCTAGCATGATGCAGATTTCGTCAGCTTTGTCTTGATTGAACATTCTCATATCCTCGGGTTAGCCTAAGATGTGCGAATTATATTAGGTTTTGTTATTTAGGGTCATTTGATTACTCGGTATCCAATGACGTCTTTGCCTCTAGCGCAATCAGTCCAGTAAAAGCAATCAGCAGTGTCTTTGGCTTGCTCACCATCCCGCAAAATCACCTCGACCATTGTGTCTTGAGGGACAGGGCAAGCGTCACCAGTCCAGTTTATCCAGACGTCTGCCTCTTCGCTCATCGTTGCACCTCTTTTGACTTAACCTCACCCAAGGCTAACAAGAACAAGAACGCCACAAAAGGGCTTAAAAAGAACGCTACTAATCCCCATCCAATTGGGCTGCGCTTCAGGCGGCTTGCGTACATACCTGCGGCCACGCTGAGAGCGATAACCATAATAAAAAAAATTGCAAAAAACATATCTAACATATCTTCTCCTTTTGTTGATTGACGGCCAGATAAAGCACTGTTTTTGTTTGCCCACTTGACCATAAGGTCGGTTGAGGTTGCAAGGTCGCTAACACCTTACCCGTCAAGGATGAAGATTGTTGCGGTTGCGATCCGCACAGAGCATCGGGATTAAGGTCGTTTAGTGTGTTGTTGCAACAAGTGACACCAGAGACTTCCACTGACCGACTTCATACCTGCCAATCTTCATTCTTGACGGTGCTTAAGTATAACAAAGTTTTGCGCTCTTGTGCAAAATTATTGCCCTTTTTTTAGCTCTCTCAACTTAGCCCGATAGCTTGCGGCCAAGTCCCTCAGTTCGTCATGCGTGTATTTCCTTGGGGTTTGGTCGGCCTCTAGTGCCTCGACAGCTTCTAAGCCTATGCGCTCAATCAAGCCCTTACGGTACTCGACATGGTTCCCGCCCAAATGGTTGTTGCAATACTTGGTTTGCCCGTGTACGTTGTTTTCCACAAAGCGCAGGTGTGGCGCTGAACCCACCGAACGGTAGTGGCCTGCATCAAAGCTGTTTGGGCCTGTGTTCAATGGTTTGCCGCAACAGATACAGGGTTTGTCTGCATCCCTAGCCCTGATAAAGGAGTTGAACGCTATTTGCGCGAGTTTCAGCAACTCAGGCTTTGTTTTCATCGCGTCCAGCTTTTCCCGCACCGCCTTCTTGTCCTGGCGCTCAGACTTTGCCGCACGTTTCTGGTTTAGCTTTTCCACCAAAGCAACAGCGCAAAAGATGGAGCAAGCCTGTTGCATAGACCTTGAGGGGGTGAATGTCTCGCCGCAATGCTTGCACTTTTTGGGCTTCATGGCCCATCCTTAAAAACAACACCAAGCGAAGTAACAGCATACGACTCCACCTGCTCGGTAAATTCTGAAAACGCCTTCACCCCCAGCTTGGCGCTACTTTTGCCAATCACCTGACCGCTTGGCAGTTCCTCCACCCCGAGAAACAACTGTTTGAACTGCTCATGCCAAACCTCGGCGCTGTATTTCCTCCCGTTCATCACGACTTGATCGGCGATCTGAGCCAAGATTCCATTGCCCCAATATCTCGCGTTTGCCTCGATTGAACGGGTTTTTTCCTTGACCTGCACCATCCACCCATCCGGTGCGTTTTTAACGGCTTCCAGAGCGTTTAAACGGGCTTGGTGGTGGACTAGGACAAAGGTTTTCACGCTGCATCGACTTTCTCGATCTTTTCAATCATGCATTTAATAGCCAAATACCACAAATCGGCATCGTCATCTTCGTCAAGACTGCCTTTGAGCAAGGTTACGATTTTTGCTCGCTCCTTTTCGGCTACCAAAGCGGCAAAATCTGCCAAATCGTCCAAGTAAACGCCATCAGAAAAAGGCGTGTGAAATTCGTTAAGAGACTGGTTGTAGACAATGCCCGACTTCATTGCCATGCTCAAAACTTCATCTTTAGTCATTTCATCCCCTTCGGCGCTTGGCCGTCAACCATTCTTAGCCACGGGCCAACATCACCATCAGAACGCTCCCACCTATAAAGCATCCTGTCTGGGTGTGTCTCTACGTGACGCTTTAAGCCGCATTTGCAAACCTGTTTTGTCGGCAAACACCAACGGTTTTCTGCCACGGTTTCCCAATCGTGTCTGTGCTTTTTTAACTTGACACCGAACCAGCTCAAAAAAATAGAAATGTAGTTTTTTTGCATTTTGTACATTCATACTGAAGATTGCCGATGTGCTTGCCGTGTTTATGGCCGTAAACAGCCGCGCACCAAAATTGCTTGACCCATTGTTTAATTTTTATCATCTCAGACTTTCGGCGCTACGTGTTTATCGTGCCATTTTTGGAAAACGGGCCAAACTGGGTCTTTTAGTTTTGGCTCATAAACCTTGGTGCAAGCGCGGTCAGTAAAGAATGTCGGGCCACCGTATGAGTGGTACTCCATCCAAATGTACCGCTTGCCAACATGGAACCGCGCCCACGGGTTCACGCAAACAATGCCGTTTGGTATGCGTTTGCAGGTCATTTGCCCACCTTCGGCGCTTGCCCAAAATATCGGTGGTACGACTTCCCAAACACCTTCGTTTTCGTGATCGTCCAGCCCCTGTCTTTCAGTTCGCTCATCCGCTTATGTGGGCAGACTGTCCGAGCCTCCATGATTATTTCAAAAGCTGTTACGCCTTTTTTGCGCTTGAGTAATCGCTCGACTGTTGCAATTTGGTTCATGTCTCACCTCAAAAAGGAGCCGCTGGCATCTTTGCCAACTGGGATTGGTTGTATTCCTTAACCTGCGCCGAAGTCCAAGGTGTTGGCTTGGTTGCAGGGTAAGTGACTGCGAAGGGCCATGTGGGGGTTTTCATGGTTGGCCCTTGGAGTTCTTTTCTTTTAGCTTGGCCTCGACTGCCTCAAGCAGCGGCTGGTCATGCCAGTTTTCAGCATCTGCTTGCCGATAGATGGCTTCCTTTTCCTCATCCGTCAGCCCCGCCCAAGGCTTCGGCGCATTACAGCTCGTACCGGGCCAACAGCAGGGGTCAAGGGGTAATGCATCTGCCAAAGCCTCGCGCATCATGTCGTAGGCCGTGCCACGGCTGACGCCAAGTTCACCAGCGATGATGTCTGCGATGTCGGGGGTCATGTGTTCTTCTCCTTGATTTTGGCTTCGAGGGCACGGGCAAAATCTTTGATGTTGCCAAGGCCGCAGTTCTCAATGTGCATTTCGCCAAAATGCCTTGCGGCTTCTGTCAACCTTTCCTCATTTGTCAGCCCAACCCATTGCCGTTGTGCTGCGGGTGGTGCATGAACGGTTACAACACTGAGCGCCCAATCAAGCCACTGCTCGGCGGTCATGTCGTAGTAGCCAAACGGCCCCACAGAACAAAGGGCTTCGCCAACACGAAGTGCGCCATTGCGCCACGCCACAGGCTCCTGCACAGGTGATGCAAGCGAGTTTTCAATCATTGCTTGAAATTCCTTACGGTCTTCGTGCCCACTGTCGTACCAATCCAGTGCCAGTTTCAGTGCTTCGTCTTTCGCGTGTGTCATGTAATCTCCTGTTGTTGAACCTTCATTATACAAATTTATTTTGTATCGTCAATCTTTTT